CTCAGGTGCTGGAGGATCTACCGCTACAAGCGATATTTCATCAGCAATTTCCGCAGACAACGAAACGTATAATATTGGACCATCTTTAGGTGCTACAGCAGCAGACTACGGAGAAAGATACGGATTAAATGTTTGGTCTAATGTTAATGCAGCAGGTTGGCCCGGACCTGATTGATCTATAACCGGGTATAATAGTATAAGGAGTAGATATATGGCAGATAAAAACCTTGTATCACGATTAAATAATATTCTCCTTCAACAACTTCTAGAAGACTTACACGATCCTAGCAAATGCTCACCGGGATTATACCAAGTTATCAGGGGAGTTGTGAACGATAATCGAGATAAACTTGATGAAATTCCTACGGAAGTTTTAGACGAGTTAACCGATATGATGGAGAATACGCCATTTAAATTTGGCACTTAGGAGAACGAAATGAAAGTACCTCAAGAAATGGTAGATGATTTTCGTAATCATCTTTGGGCTTGCTTTAAATATCTGGGACTAGGGGAACCCACAGCCGCTCAATACGCAATGGCTGATGCCCTACAGAACGGGCCTAAAGATATGCAGTTACAGGCTGGACGAGGCTTTGGTAAGTCAGTAATCACAGCCTGTCTTGCATCTTGGTTTCTTTTGCGAGATCCCAATGCCACCATTCTTGTTGTATCGGCTACAGGAAATAAAGCCGCTGAGTTTATTTCCATGACTCGTAGAATTATGGACCTCGTACCATATTGCGAACACCTTAGACCGGGCGATCATACAACCGATAATGCTTTTGCTTTTAATGTTGAAGCTAGGGATAAGATTGGTCAGGATAAGTCTTGCTTTGCTCGTGGTATTTCTTCACAGATAACTGGCTCCCATGCTGAGTATGTTATTGGAGATGATATTGAGATTGAGGGTAACTGTGAAACCGCAGCCGCTAGACAAAAGCTTTTGAATAAAGTGCATGAGTTTGAGCAGATTAGGAATGTAGGTGGTAGGGTTATCTTTCTAGGTACTCCTCAGATTAAAGAAAGTATTTACAATACTCTTAAAGATAACTACATGGTTACTAAGTTTCCAGCAGTCATGCCAGACTTAAGTATTGAAAGCGAAGTAGAGGATGTTAATGAGTGGGTTTTACAAAGTGGATTAGAAGCAGGACAACCTACTCAACCTGAAAGGTTTCCTACAGAAGTCTTAATGGAAAGACAGGCTAAGATTGGTCCACGGTTGTTTTCATTACACTATAAATTAGACACAACATTAGCTGATTCGGCTAAGTATCCTCTAAAGTTATCCGACTTAATAGTGATTGATGTTCACCCTGAGGTGGCCCCAGAAAAGGTTGTGTGGGCTTCTTCTACCCCAAATAAGACGATTCCGTCTTTTGGTATGGCTGGAGACAAAATCTACGATCCTATGTGGATAGCCTCTCATTTTGTCCCATACACTCAAACCGCTATGTTTATAGATCCAAGTGGTCGAGGTAAAGATGAAACCGCTATTTGTATTGCCTCTACCTGTAATGGGTTTATTTTTATTCATGAGTTACTAGGATTAGAAGGCGGATATAGTGAAGCTACCCTAAAGAAAATTGCTATGTTAGCTTTCCAATATAAAATAAAATTAATCAGGGTAGAGTCTAACTTTGGCGATGCTATGTTCTGTCAGTTACTTCGTCCAATTATTGGAGAAACCTGTGGTCAAGTAGCTATTGAAGACTTCCGTGTAACTGGTTTGAAAGAAATGAGAATGATAAACGCTTTAGAACCCGTGATGGCTCAACACCGTCTAGTATTTAACTCTAAAGCTATTAAAGATAAAGAAACACAACATCAAATTACTAGACTAACTGCTCAACGAGGTAGTCTACGACATGATGATAGGGTAGATGCGTTGTCTGCCGCTGTAAGTTTTTGGGAAGCTACGCTTGGATTAAATGTAGATCATGCCGTTGCCAAAAACAGAGAACAAGAACGACAAGCTGAAATTGATCTCTGGTTAAGCGACAAACGAATCTATGGTATACTAGGAAATAAAATTTCTGGGGCCATGCGTTTACATCCATCTAGTCCCCCACAACCTAAAGAAACTAAATGGTCTATACGCAAAGGCCGTAGCTGGAGATAAACATTATGGACGACTATAATAAGCACCTATCTATGACAGAAGCTATGTTTGAAGAAATGGTTTCTAGAGATCAAGAAACAGCTCCAGAATTTTTTTCAATAAATACCCAAACAAATAAAAATAAGTTTAAGGAAGTAGTAGAACTATCTGAATATGCTGGTGAAATAGAAACGCTTGCTAATAAAAGTGCTGACGAATTAGGTCAAAGCATACGTTTTGCGGCGTTTAGTGATCAGCCAAAACCAGACTATGATTACTATTCTTTAAACCAATACTATAGAGAATTTCCTAATGTTGATCGGCCTTTACCGGGAGAACATGGATTTTCTAGAATTCCCAGCGGACAGAATAGAGGACTGCTATTAAAAAGAGATAATCATCCAACAAGAAACTTAGCTTTTATTTCTGATTTTTATCTCCGTTCTCCAATTCCAAGAAGTTTACCTGAAACCTATAACCTTAGTGATTATTCAACAGATCAATTAAAAGCTTTTGAAAGAGAACTAGATGGGACACCGGATCCCCATAGATTTTATACGGCAGATTTTAATAACGAAAAAAGAACTTATAGTTTTCCTAAAAACGAAAGAGTTTCTTCACGTTTTACTAGAATGGAACCAAATGAGGTTTCGAAAATAATTTTATCTGCCTATCCTATTGATGAAATAAAAGAATATATTAGACAACATGAAACTCCAAACAACATTCCCGGCAAAAAGGGTCATAAATATTATGTTTATGGAGATGCAGGTAGACGATCTATTCAAACACTTGGTATTGGTCACGCAATGGATGCTAGAGTACGATCAACAATCCTTAGTACTAAAAAGAAATTTGCAAAAATAAATCCTAGTTTAGATTTTGATGCTGTAATGGAAGGAAGACAAGGATTAACCCACAATGAAATTCAACAGTTGTTTGATTTAGACGTAAAAGAAAAAATACAAACGGCACAAAGATTGTTCCCTCTTTTACATACTTATCCAAAACAAATGCAGATGGCTATTGTTGACGGATATTTTTGGGGAATGTTAGCAAAAAGCCGTAAAACTAGAATTTATTTAAAAGATGGTAAATATGAACAGGCTAAGAAAGAATGGTTAGATAATACAACTTATAGGGGTATTGCTCATCGTCCTGATGGTACGACAACCCAAAGATTTTTAAAGTTCAATAAAGCTATAGAATCTATGGAGGAGTAATTTATGAGTATATCTGGTATATTTGCTGCACAATCCGCAGCCACACAGGGTATTATGGGGCTGGCTCACGGAGAGACAACCTCAGCAATAAGCAGCGCAACAGGAGCCGCAGGAGGGATGGGCAGTATGTTAGGAGTAGGACAATTAGCATTAACAGCAGGTATGGGAATACTTAATATATTCCAACAAAAAGCAGAACAAGAAAAGCAACAGTATATGCAACAGGTTCAGTTTGCACAAAATATGTCAAACAGAAACTGGGATACTTTAAATGGTTCTGTACAAAACCTGTTAAAAAATATTGAAATTAGTCGTGTAAACCAAGCTAGGTTTAGACAAAATCGTGCCATAGGTCGAGCAGCTAATTCTTATGCTGCCATAGCTCGTAGACAGCTTAATAAAGAAATTGGTTCTCAGTTAGTAGAGGTTAATCGGGGATTTAAAACTAGCTTAGGAAAGTTAACAGCTTCAGCTAGTGGTTCTAATTTATCTACAGGCAGCGGAACATATAAAGCCTTAAAAGAACAGCTTAAATCAAATGCTGGAGCGACCTTAACAGCTATTAAAACAAATGAATTTAACGAGCGACAAAATATTCAAAGAGGTTTTGAAGGTATTCTCGCCAAGCGAGATTTATTTAGTTATAATATGCCATCCTATTATGTTCCTTCTCAGGCTCCTCAAAATGTAGCATCACCGGGAAATAATTTCCTTGACTATGCAACAGCAGGATTAAGTGGAGCAGCACAGGGATTAGATATGGTTAATACTATTGGTGAAATAGAGATGGCTGCTGGTTCACCAACAATGAGTACTTGGTAGTGGAGAAAATAAATGGTACTAATTCCAAACAACAATAACAGACGCGGTGGCAAAAACACAAGGGGTTTATCCGCTAGTGAAGGAATATTTGAACGAGGCTTTCAAGTCTTACAAGAATTGTCCGGCGGTCAGAACATTGTTAATCCGGCAATTAGTAATTTTCAGGGTGTTGTAAGCTCAGGAACATTAACCGCACAGAAGCAGTATTGGGATCCAAGCATAAACCAAAAAATGCAGCAATCTAGTAATATGTTTGCTTCTGCAAACAACTTTATAGAAGCTAGTAAACAA